TCACCAGGATGCAACTCTAACGTTGCAGCCTTACAACCAAAACATCCTTCAACAAACTCAGGATGCGTTCTCTGCCTGTGCAGCGACATAGTTTTCCTCCAACCACTTCAAGTTATCTTGTAAGCGCCCGTCCGTAGGGTTTGCTTCCAAAGCCATTCTTGCAAACTTAACAGCCTCATCTTTTTTACCAAGTTGCCAACCTGAAACAGAAAGCAAATCATAACAACGCCAATCCCAAATGGACTTGTCGTTTAAGTAATGTGATGTTGGTTCAAGTTCGTTAATTTTACTTGCAGCGTCCCAGCATCCTTGCCAGTTGCTAACAGTGTAAGAGAACTGTGCAAAACTGAACCAAGGTTCTAACTCTGTAGGGTTTTCTTTAATACTTCTTTGAAACCATTTAAGAGCATCCTCATTCTTACCAAGTTCCTGTGAAGCCTGACCAGCAGCACGACACACAGCAGAGCGTTCAACATACCATCCACCAGCATTCAATGTTGCAAAAGCGGTTTCAATAACTTTGTCCCACATTTTGTGAAAATAGTATTCACGTGTTAAATAAGCCCACATACGTGCATCGCGTGGGTCTTCGTGCACAGCACCCTCAAGCATAGGCAAATAATAAGTTCTAGCCTTAGTATCATCAGGTTTATGAAACACTGTCAAATCGTACTCTAAAGTTTTTTCATCACCCGGTGTATATTTGAAAGTTACTTCGTGGCAAGGTTTAATCCAACGATACCCGTGCCTACGGTGAAGCCTATTATTGTTGCGCCACTTGTTACCAGTGTCCCACCACACCCAACCACGGTCAGTGTCAGGTTCCCACGTCTCACGCACAGTATGAAAGAAACCCTTCTCAGGTATCTCATCCATATCCAGGGACAAACAAATGTCTATATCATCTGGTATTAGTGCTAGGGCTGCGTTGCGGGCATCATCAAACCTGAAAGGTTTAATTGATATTTGGTGCACGATAACATTCGGTGCTGCTTGTAGTAGGGCAACGGTTTTGTCTGTTGAACCTGTGTCTGCTACCACACGTAGGTCTGCGTCTTTGGTTGCTTCCAACCATCGCATTACGTGTTTCTCTTCATTTAAAGCAATTGTGTATGCTGCTATTTTCATATCGTCCCCAATATGTTTAGACTGAAAGTGTTGCTAGTTCTTCTTCTGTTAAACCAAGTGCTGCAAGTTTTGCTAGAGCAGATTCGCGAACTGTTTCACGTGCTGTTTTGGCTTCTTCTTGTGCTTCGTGTTGTGCTTGACGTTCAGCGATTTCTGCATCAGTTGGTTCCTCTAGGAACACTGGTACTGCGCTGTCTGCTGGTGTTATGTCTATTGCTGGTTTTGGCATTTGTTTTCCTTTTGTTAGTTGTAACCGTAAACTGAAAGATTTGCTGTTAGATTTCCTGAACTTGTTAAAACCGTGAAACCATCACAAGCCGTTGTTGTATCAGCACTACCATAAAATAATAATGTTCTTGTACCTTTACTAGTTTCATACCAATTACTTGCAGATTGAAAACCTTTATTTGCAACAGTTGAATTAGGATTAAAAATTTCACAACTTATACCAGAATATCTCAAACTTGTGCTTACCAAACCAATACGAGTTGAAGTCTGTGCTGTGGAGCGACCTGCTGATGCTGAAGAACCATCTCCACCTAATTCTTGAAAATCATAAATTCCTGTAGCCAAATCACTTCCTGCTGCTCTTAATCTTAAATTAATAACAGCACTACCTTGTAAATCGCTAAGTAAAATTTTATAATTTGTATAAGTTGAACTAAATACACCATTTAATGAAACACTTGAAGCACCACTAAAAGTTACAGTACCAAGTGTTGATGCTGACCCTGTGCCTGAACCGACAGCAACAGAAGACGGAACAATCTTAGCCAACCCTGCACGTGAACCCCAGTCAGCCGTTTGCCTAGAACGAGTCATTATCTCCCCTTAATCCTTGTAACCATAAACTTGAATAGTACCAGTAAAAGTACCACCACCAGAATTATAAAAAGTAAAACCATCATAAGAAGTTGTGTTATTTACACGCCCACCACCGTAAATTATTTGAATATCAGTTCCACCAACATTGTTACCCTGTGCAAGTACACTGGTACTTTTTGTTAAAAATGGATTCAAAGTATCAAAAGTAACAAAACTATCTGAACTTACAGTTACAGTTCCAAAAGTTAAAGAGGTTGTATAACCTGCACTTCTTATGTAATCATAACTTGTTTGAGAAGAGTTTCCTGACATAGTGTAATGGTAAGCATAAACTGAACCAGATAAATCTGTACCTGCTACACGTAACCTTAACTTTAAGTCACCACTTGTATTAGCATTTATAGACAAAACAATTTTATAAGCATCATAGGTAGCGCTAAAACAACCATTTAATGAAACAGAAGAAGAACTACTAAAAGTTACTGTGCCAGCGGCGTTAATGGAACTAGTACCTGAACCTACTGCTACACTTGTTGGCACAAGAAGTTTTAAACCAGGTGCGGCACCAACCAAAGAATCAGACTCCGCTTTAGTATAAGCATTAGCCACAGTGAACGCAGTGTAAGCAAAAATTTCAACAACATCATTAACAGCCAACGCTGTCAAACCAGTAACAGAAGTACCATTAGTGGCAGTGTAATCCTGACCACGAACCTGCAAAGCACCATTCACATACACAGCCTCTGACCCTGCAACATATGCAAGGGTTAAACCGTTTGCGTCTACACCACTGATTGTGGTTTGTGCTGCTGTTGCAACAAAGTAGTATCTGGTTAGTTGACGGTTGTATGTGTCAACATCCCCATCGGAGTCTATCCACAGGTCGCCTGTTGCGGGTCCTGTTGGTGCACTTGTTTGGTAGGCGATTGGTGATTGTGGTGTTGTTGGTCCTATTTCTTCAAATGTTGTTCCGTTGTAAAAGTATAATGGTTTAGTCATTAGTTTTTGTATCCGTAAATTCTAATAGTGCCAGTTATCGTACCAGAGTTGTTCAAAGTTGTAAAACCATCATAAGAAGTAGCAGGAGTGTGAGTACCTGTATAAACCAATGTTTGCTCAGCAGGCGCATCCCAAGCCATAGATTTCATTTTAGTTGCACGCGCTAAAAATGGTTCATACAAACTAAAGTCAATCATTCCAGTTGGAGTTGTATTTGCAATACCTAATCCCCATTGAGTTGTGCTGTAAGATTCGTTTCCTAATGTGCCACCATCTGAATAAAAACCTTGATACTTATAAGTAGCAGAACCAGAGGCATCTACCCCAGCAACTCTCATTCTAAATTGAATGTTTGAATTAGTAGAGTTTGTTAAATTAGTTACAATAATTTGATAATTATCGTAAGTGCTTGAAAAACATCCATTAATAGAAACTGTTGAAGCAGCAGAAAATGTAACAGCACCATTAGTATCAACAGAACCTGAACCGCTACCAACAGTAATAGATGTTGGTACAATCATTTTCATACCAGGTTGAGCAGCAGCATAAGATTGTGTGGCATAACCAGCCAAAGACTCAACCTCAGAAGCAACACTCACCCACGCAGAACCAGACCAAACATACATAGGTTTCGGCATAATTACATTCCACCTAACATAAACGGATGAATACCCTCATTATAAAGTTCAGTCTTCAAAATAAAATCGTTCTGATTCAAACTAGATGCTGTAGCATCAGAATCAATCCACAATGTACCAGTAATAGTAGCAGAAGGAGCAGACGTTTGATAGGCAGGCAAAGGGCCAGTCGGACCAGTAGAACCCGTGGCACCAGTCGCACCGGTAGCACCAGTTGCACCGTCAACACCAATAGTTCCGTTAGCACCTGTTGGTCCAGTCGGACCGGTTGAACCTGTTACCCCAGTAACACCAGTTGCACCGGTTGCACCGGTGGCACCTGTGCCACCAAGGAAACCATCAGCACCAGTAGGTCCTGTAGGACCAGTTAAACCTGTTGGACCAGTAGCACCCGTTGTACCTGCTCCAGTGGCTCCTGTGACCCCTGTAGGGCCTGTAGGACCCGCAACAGTGGAATCAGCACCAGTAGGACCGGTAGAGCCTGTAGCACCTGTAGAGCCTTGTGAACCTGTAGGACCAGTACTACCTGTATTACCTGTTAAACCTGTAGAACCTGTGGGACCTGTAGGTCCAGTTGCGCCAGTACCACCAGTAACACCGGTAGCGCCAACAGAACCCGTTGGGCCAGTATCGCCTTGAGAACCAGTAGGACCCGTTGGTCCAGTACCACCGGTAGGACCAGTGGAACCAGTAATAGATTGACCGGTTGCACCAGTAACACCAACAGAGCCAGTGATACCTTGTGGGCCAATAACACCAAGTTCAACAATAACAGTCTCTTCATATTCAACATTAAGAGTTGTGGTTGTTGTTGGGATTTCAACAACTGCTGTAGAAAAAACTGTTGTCATTAAGAAGTAACCCCTTCATAAACAGTAAAGCCACCCTCAAGCAAACGAGTAACAACACCACCAGGAGAAGTAACTTCCAAATCATAAACGTATTGACCTGCAGCCAAACCAGTAGTTGTAGCAGCAGAAAGACTTAAAGTAAATTTACCGTTAGTTGTACCAACAGTGATACGACCATTATCTGTTGACAAAACAACAATAGTTGTTTCGGAAGTAGGAGAGTTCTTAACATCCATAGCGGCAGTGTAACCGGTAACATCAACATATTCACCATCAATTTTCCATTGAGGTGCAAGACTAAAAGTTGAGCCTTGATACACTTTCATATTATATCTACCTGGTGTCATCTATTCCTCTATTATGTAAGCGCCGTAACCGGCAGCAATTAAACTTGTACGTTCACTTTCAGAAATCAAATTCTTGTGTCCACCTGGATAGTAGTACAAAGCGGATTGTGTTTCATCAACGCTTGGTGTACGAACACTATAATAAGAACCGTCAGTTCTTTGTAAAACACTATTAGCCCTAGTTAACTTATATCTATAAAACAATGCGCCACCACCGGCAGGACCTTCAGCAACAGTAGGTGGTAAAAAGTAATATGCCATTGTTCTCCTTAAAAGGTGTAACCCCCACCCGAAAGCGGGGGTCACAATTGTTCCTAACGAATTAGGAGTTGTTGATGCTTGAGGTTGACTCAATGCGGAACAGGGATGCTTCGCGGTAGCGAGAGAATCCAAGAACGCCGTACCATCCGATTGGACGGAAACGCATTAACTTATCGGTCACAGGACCAATCACTACGTGTGGCTCTTCAGCAACGGCTTCAGCCAATGCTTGCTTACCACAAACAAGTGTACGGAATACACGTGCGCTTGAACCACCGTCTGTAGCATTGTACAAACGTGGTGATTCTACGAACATTGCACCTTCGTAAACACCGATTGAGCCTGGCCAAAGATTGCCAGCACCTGATTCGTTGTAAACGTGTGCTTCGCGCCATCCGCCTGCGCCTGTTTCAGCACGTAAATCGTGTGAAACTTCAGGATGTATACCAACCCAGTACAATTCGCCCATACGGGGAACTGCTTTGTTGGTACGCAACTTAGCAATGGCTCTACGAACATTTGCTGAAGTGATTTGTGAATTTGAACCACCGGTAACACCAGTAGTTGTTGACCCACCACCTGAGTAAATAACGTTTGAGCCTTGACGTAGCACTGTTTGTGCAAAACCGTCAATAGAATCTGCCATATTGAATGCGATGATGTCAGCAATTGCTGGGTCAACATCAGACAACGAGAACAGTTCTAACTTGCGTGTTGCGATTGCAGCATTACCGTATTCGTTAAGAGTTACGGTTACGCTGCTTGTATTACCCAAGGCAACTGAATCTGGGTCAGTTGTTTCAGTCAAAGTGCCGGTTACTGCCGATAAATCAGTGTATAACTGGAATACGACAGATGAACCTGGCATAGCCTGTTGGGTTGGCTTCTTGTCTGCAACATCGCGGATAAGCGGCATTGCACGAAGCGCAAATTCTACATAGCGGTCATAAGCGGTTTGTACCAAGGAAGTTCCAAGGGACGCGGTGCTAGTGCTTGTATAATTTTCGGCCAATTTAGTTCACCTCTTTCAAGGTTGATAGTAGTTGCGGTTTAACGCCCAAGTGATTGACCGAAAAGAAGTTGGTCAAGTTCATCTTTGGTCTTCGCAGCCATAACCTTTTGGTGCTGTGATTGCTCACCTGAAGGGTTCTGTGCTGTTGAAGTCACATTGTTGATACGTTGATTATCTCTTACGGTTTCTTCATCTACGGACGGTTGAACAGGTTCAACTGGTTGAATACCGAATACATCACTGTATTCGTTTAACCAAGCATCAATCTGTTCAGGTGTGTCAACATCACTAGGAATAAGTTTCGCTAATTTATCTGATACACCTTTTGCGGCCAATACATCTTTAACGGAACGAGAACGCATATCGGAACGCAGTTTGGATAGTTCAGCCTCAATGGCTTCACGTTCTTTTTGTGCTTTCTTTAACGCCTTGCGAAGTTCGGCTGGGCCGTTATCTTGTTCTTCTGTTTCGTCTTCGTATTCGTATTGGTTGGCCATTGCAGCCACTCCCTTTCATTAAGTTGTCGTACACCACATACACAAACAGGGGAATCTGTGTTGGCTTGTACTACCGGGCTTCGGTTACGCTTCTAGATGCCGGTGCGTCTAGTAGGTTTTAGTACTGGCCTGATGTGCCGCGTGATAGAGAGCCTCTACCTATGCCTGCTTGGCCAGCAAATCTTGATTGTTCTTGTTCAGAAAGTTTTTGTATTCTTTGTTTGTATTCAGCAGAACCTGCCCCACCAAACACTGCACTTGTTACTTCTCCCATACCAACAGGTTGAGCACCAGCAGTTATTTGTGAAAGTTTCTCAGCAGTAGGTAACACTTGTGCCACTTGTTCAAAACCTTGACGGGCTTGTTCTTGTGTAACACCAAGTTGACCTGTGTAAGTTTCAGCCATAGGTGTTGTTACTTGTAATCCTTGGCGTGCTGCTTCTGCACCAAACTGTGCAGCCTTCTGTTGACGTGTGATGAACGGTAGTGCACGTTCAGGGTCAAGGGCATAAGCCAACATATCCCCTGATTGTAAACCGTAAAGTTTACGTAGAGAGTCAGTGTAGAACGGGTCAGCGTTCTGAATGGATTGGTTTGCTATTTCAACACGTGATTGTAGTTCTGATGGTGAAACATCATTACCAAGGAATTTAGCAAAATCATCAGGTTGGTCATAGAAACCTGAAGGCAGTTGTGAGTCACGCATAACCTTTTTATATGATGCTTCAGCAGAAAGATACTCAGCAGGTGTTAAAGGTTGCAAACCAGCCTTACGGCGGTTCTCATTACCAATGAAACGTTGTTTAAATTCTGGGGTTTCTTTAAGTTTAATGGAAACAACACGGTCAGTTAAACCTTGTTGTTTTAAATCAACAATAGTGTTAGCCAAAGAACCAAGACCGTATTGTGCAAACAAGTCTTGCAAGTATGCAATAGAGTCTAAACGGTCTTCAGTATCATCAATAACTAATCTGTTACGAAGTCTTTCAGCCTCAGCCGCAGCAGCGGCATCAGCAGTGGCTTTATCTTTAGCAGATTGTGCAGCAAGTTCTGCTTTAGTTTTAGCCTTAGCAGCATCAGCGGCAGCCTTAGCCTTAGCCTTAGCGGCAGCAGCATTGGCTGCAGAAGTTTTAGCAGCATTGGCTTGTGCTTCAGCCATACCTGCTTTAGCACGTGCAGCATTACGAATCTCTTCAGCAGTTGCCATTACGCCTCAAATCCTAAGTCTCTCAAAACTTGCATACCGGTACCAAGAAGTTCATCTTGAGCATTCTTTGTATAACGCCAACGAGTATCTTTTTTCAAATCACGTTCAAATTGCCACAACGGCATAACAGTAGGTGCACCCTGGTCATTAACACCAGTCAAAGCCTTAGAAATAGTAGGGTCATCAAGGTTAACAGCATTAGGGTCAAGTTCAAGAATGGAAGCCATAGATTGAATGTAAGGAGAAGCAGCCTGTTTAGTTGTCAAACCTGCATCAATCTGAGAAGCAAACCCACTGTAACGAGATTTAGCAACATCACGAATAGTGTTTTGGAAAGTCTCTAAACTTTCACGACCTTCAAGAACAGCCTTAGTTGCGTTAGCATACCATTCATCATTATATTTGATACCGTAAGCGTTAGCGTATTCACGTAAATCATCAATGGCTTTAGCGGACTCACCACTTGTACCAGCAACACGGCCTTTACGTGCAACTTCTTCACCAAGAGTTGCAGCATCCCAACCTTGTTGAATAGATTGTGCAGCAAGGTTTTTGGTTTCAGCGTCAGATAAACTAATACCATATTTGGTTGCTGTGCGTTGAACACTGCGAACAATGTTTGCTAATGATTGTGCATTAGCAGCAATATCAGGATTGTTTAAAGCATCAGTAGCAAGAATAACATCAAAGTCAACACCTGCACGTTGTGCTTTAGCAAGAGCGGATTCAAAATTACTTTGACTGTTACCCTTTTTACCGTATGCTGCATTAAGTAAATTAGAAATACGATTGTATTCAGCAATTTGACCAGTGTATTTTAATTGGATTAAATAATTGGCTGCTTCTGTACCAGATGCAAACTTTTTACCACTAATAGTAACAGGTGCCATTGGGTCAAGTTTTGTACCATAAACACCACCATCACCAGCAATAAAATCTGAAGGTTTTTTATCTTTAGAACCTGTGCTACCAGTAGCAGAACCTTTAGGGTTAATAGGTCCTTGAACAGGACCAGTAGGTCCGGTAGAACCAGTTACTCTAGGCGCAGGTAAACCTGGTTTAGGGTCTTTTCTAATAGCCATTATTCTCCAAGTATTTCTTTAATGTCAGCCATAGGGTCCCCAACAAGGTACCTGTTAGCAAAATCAGCAAAATAAGTGTTACTTTGCGCTAAATCAAAAATGAAAGCCTCATACTGTAAACGAATTTGTTTACGTCTAGGACTATTAGCAGGTAACAAATTCCACTCTGTAAAAATAGAATCTCTACCATCACGCCAAACTCTTACAGTATCCCACAAAGATTGCTCAGGGGCACTCTTACTAATATCATTAATAAACTTCTCATTACTTAAAGCAACATTAATAAGATTTAAACCTTCAGTAAAAGTATCTGAAGTGTTACCAAAAGTTTCAACCCACTGAGGATTACGAACAGCCAAACCATCAGCATCATTGTAAAGTTGGTCACGATACCAAGCACGAACATCAGAATTAGAATTAGCAGTTAAAGACTTACTTGGGCGACCAGCAAGGTAGGCATCACGTTCTTTAGTGATGCGGTCATACTCACGCCAACCATCTTCAATCTTAGCGTCTGCTTCACGTTCAGCAAAAGTTTTATTACCTTCAAATATTGGTACACCACCAATGGTACTAATTTTAAGATTAGCACTAGCAGCAGGAGAATAATCACCAGGAACAACAGGGTTTAAAACCATACCAACAACAGGTACACGTATCTCAGGGTTTTGACCAGCCCAATCTTGAAGCCAATCATAAGACTTCAATCTACCTGCAGCAACTTGTTCAGGTGCAATACTTGTTTTATACTTAGTGCCAGTGATAAGATTGCGAACTGCTTCCTCACCGTACATTATAATAAAATCTTGAAGTGCTGCTTGATAAGGTGCAACACCTGGTCTATCTGCTAACAACTGTGGGTTGTTAACGTAATTTAATTCCATACGGTCAAATTCGTCACGGTAAATAATTGATGTTGGTTGGTCAGTAACACCAAGAGGACTAAATATTTTACGAAGAAGTCTTGAAAGCATAAGATTTAAAGTTAAATCAATAGATTCATTAATATCTGGTTCTGGACCATCAGGGTTATTAAGTTCCCATTGCATACGTCTAGCATTGTGCATTGACCAAAGAGTTGTTGCTACAGCGTCTTTACGAAATACAACTTTGTCTTTATCAAATTTAACCTGTAAACCAAAACCAACATATTCAATAAGAGCCTTCAGAGAACCAGCAACAAATACCTGTTCAATGACACCTGAAACTGCTGATGTTAATGCTTGTGTTGCGGTAGAACCTTCGCTATCTTTAGCAGCAGGAATCATACCACGTGGTACACCACCAAATATTAATTGGTTGTAAAGTTTTTCACCAACAGCACCTTTAATTTGGGTTTCAAGGTTTGGAAACTTTTGAACTGCTGTGTTTAAAGCAACTTGACCTAACCAGTTAGGTGAAGGTCCGTTAGTTAAAAAGTTTAATTGGCTAGTGTTCATTTTGTAAACAAATGCTTGAGCACCAGGTTTATTAAAGAATGGTAAAACTAAGTAAGAACTTTTGTTTTCCGCATCTGCTTCTTCATAAGAAATTTTATTGCCATCTTCGTCAACAACCA